GCTACCCCGCTCCTTCCGCACGTACCTTCAGAACCCAGGTCGGGAGTTGACACATAAAATCAACATCGCTTCACCAAATGCATTACTTTCGAAACAAACAGCCTAACAGTATTTAATAAACCAATAACACGCTCACCACTGAAATAATAAAACCACACTGATATAAAGGCCTATCCAGAAAAAGAAGATCCCTCTCGCATTTTTATTATCCTGCTTCATTAACTATTCACTTCATATATTCATTACACATCTTCAGATGTCTCAATAAAAAATTACTTTTACGCTACCAGGGGGAAAAATGATCACACTTCAGTTCGCTATTATCATAATTTGCTTGCTAATAGGCACCCGATTTGGCGGCATGGGATTGGGCCTGATCAGTGGAATAGGTTTATTCTTTCTGACATTCATTTTTGGTTTGGAACCGGGTAAACCCCCTATCGACGTCATGCTGACTATACTGGCAGTCATCGGTTGTGCAGCGGTATTGCAAACTGCGGGGGGACTGAATGTCATGATGCAGTTTGCAGAAAAGCTGTTACGCAAACATCCGCAGCACATCACCTTACTTGCACCTTTAACCACCTGGATGCTCACTTTTCTATGCGGCACCGGACACGTTGTCTATACGATGTTCCCCATCATCGCGGATATCGCGCTTAAGAAAGGCATCCGCCCGGAACGCCCAATGGCGGTTGCATCGGTTGCTTCCCAAATGGCAATCACCGCATCGCCGGTCTCAGTGGCGGTTGTCTCCCTGGTTTCAATTATTGCCGCAGGCCATGGAATCGGGCAGGCATACAGTATTTTGCAAATACTGTCCGTTTCTATCCCCTCTTCATTATTTGGCGTTTTAATGGCGGCATTTTGGAGCTTAAAACGAGGGAAAGAGTTAAAAGATGACCAGGATTTTCAGCAAAAAATAGCAGACCCCAAACAACGGGAATATATTTATGGTAATACAGAAACCCTGCTCAACCATGTTTTTCCTAAGCAGGCTTACTGGTCCACGTGGATATTTTTCGCAGCTATTGTCATCGTCGTTTTATTAGGTTCCGTTTCTGAGCTGCGCCCGTCGTTTGAAAGCGCGGGAAAGATAAAACCTTTATCAATGAATCTGGTCATTCAGATGATGATGTTGATCGCCGGTGCGGTGATTCTTATCGGATGCAAAGTAAAATCGGCTGATATTGCCAGCGGGCCGGTGTTCAAAGCAGGCATGGTGGCCATTTTCTCCGTATTTGGTGTGGCATGGATGAGTGATACGTTCTTTCAGGCACATTTAGGGGAGTTGAAAACAGCGCTTCAGGGGGTAGTTCAAAGCCATCCATGGGCTTATGCCCTGGTTCTGTTTTTGGTGTCAAAACTGGTAAACAGCCAGGCGGCAGCGCTGACTGCAATCGCGCCAATGGCGCTACAGCTAGGTGTTGATCCTAAAATGCTCATCGCTTTCTTTGCGGCGTCTTATGGTTATTTTGTTCTGCCAACCTACCCCAGCGATCTGGCCTGTATCGGCTTTGATCGCTCCGGTACTACAAAAATCGGTAAATACATTATCAACCACAGCTTTATCATTCCCGGTCTGATTGGCGTCTCATGCTCTTGCCTGGCAGGTTACCTGCTGGTGACCACATTGATGTAACGTCACCTGACTGACAACGCAGGGAGCAAGGCGTGAAAGCAGAGCCCCTCAGAGATTACGATCGAGGGTAATAAAGACCTGTCCGAGCGCTTTGACTTCTTCTACACCACAATCAAAAGTCGTTGCCAGACTGGTAATTTTTAACCGGTTACCCGGTATGCGCGCCACGTCATAGACGTCCACATCGCCATCGATATCCAGCAACCAGCGACCGTTGCCAACATTAGCGCTGCCAAGATCGACTATCCACGCATGATGCCCTTTCACTACATAGGCAGGCTTGGTTAAAGAGGTATCCAGCAGCGAGGAGTCAACGGCCCACAACCCCTCTTCTTCCAGTATACCGCCGCGCAATCTTAATTTTGTAAGCTGGCTTATTTTTTCAATTTCGACGTTTTGAGTCTGCCGATGATCATGTATCGCTCCCTGACCGGTCGCCAGCCAGCGTAAAGAAACACCCGTATCCAGTGCGCAGACAACAACAACGTCGCCGGGAAAATAATTTCTTCTCACCCAGGTACTTATCGTTCCTGAAGACAAGCCGAACATATCTCCCAGCTCTTTTTGCATACTGAATCCGTATGCCTGCAGCATCCGTCCCAGTACCGCTTTACCACCTTCGAGTTCATCCAGCCGCATCTTGCAAAAACCTCATTATCTTTGAAATCCGCCTTGACAACTTGCAAATACAAGTTTAAATTTCATCTATAAACTGAAATGTGACCTGTAATGATATCAAATTTCGCGCCGATGAGATCATTATCTATGCATTCTCAAATTGCAATGCCCTGCAACCTGGGAGGTGAGCATGTTTATGGGAAACGAAATCCAGCGGGAACGGGGTTTAAAATATATCGAAGCTATCAAAAAGACGCATTTCCAGACTTCGGGCTCTCTTATGCAGTCGCTGTTCGATACGGCAACGCCCGAATGGAAAGTGACGCTTTGTTTTCATGCCGGACTTAAAGCAAGGCATACCCAAATGACCTTCGATGAATTATCCGCACATGAAAAGCGGTTAATCATAGACGCCATTCTTTCTCTCAAAAAATTTGGCCACAAGCTGAACACGCTCTTCAAGTAAGACTTAGGCGCAGTTAACACCACCGATTGAAACCATGACGTGCAACCCGTCGGGCATTCTATTAACTGAATAAAGGCAAAATAATGAAATTAAAAATATTAACGGAGACACCCTGATGCCCGACTGGATAGATGAAGCCCAGGAGTGGCAGGCCAAACTATTGGATGCACAAATTGCGTAGGCCACCGCCTCTTCGCGCCTCCCCTCTGCATTTATATGTGAGGACTGTGGTGAAAATATTCCCGAAGCACGTCGCCGTTTAATTATTGGCGTACAGCGCTGTATTCACTGTCAGGAAATTCTTGAAAAAACCGCACGACACTTTCGCCCCTGAACAATGGAAACACATCATGCCTGAAATCCACCGGGGGCGTATCGCCCCCACTTCAACGCCCCCCTTTTCTTGCAAACCCGCTTATTCGTTTAACGGTGCATGGTGGTGGAATGCGCCACGCGAAGCGGTTTCGCACCCTGTGTTCGTGCCCGGTGCACAGGCGATGAAAAGGTTTCAGGAAGCGACGGACAAAATGGCGTTATTGCCGCTGTGCCTTCGTGTACTGTTTCAACGACGCTATCAATTTATCTGGCAGGAAAAAGGCTGGCAGCCAGCACAACATTTTCTTCTGAACATTTTTCTTGGTCGTCTGTGGCCTCGTATACAGAAAGTTAACCAGCAGAATTGCCTGAAACGGCATCTGTCATTGCGGTTTACCGCGGAAGAAGAAACATACAACCGGCTTCCCGATCTTAATAAAAAAAACCTTGCTCGTCTGGCCTGGAAAATAGCCTCGCAATGCCATGAAGCCCACGAAAACCTCTGCGAAAAACTGCTGGCGAAACACCCGGACGCGCCGGATATTTTGTTGCTTGAAAACACGCAGAAGCAGATTTTTGCTGCTATCGCCGGTATGGCACGGGCGCTGAATGTCACGCCTCTACACTGGGGCCGTTTCTGTAAGGGGAAGCTTGATACCCAGGCGTCTGTCGCCAGCCTTTCAAGGTTAGTGAGTGCTGACTGGTGGACCCGCCAACTGCTATCACAACAAACCCGTTGGCGTGAGGCGTTGATGATTGCCGGAGGATTCGTCAGCCGGATGACGTCGGCTTACGCCAGCCAAAATGCGCTGCGCGAGACCCGTTCGCGGCGCTTATCCACCCTAAACTATCTGCGCAATTGCGACCTCGAAAATGAACAAACCGGCGAGCGGATCAGTCTGCTGGATACCGTTATGTCCAGTATTTCAAATCCGGCCATCCGGAGGATGGAGCTGATGACCATGATTGCCGGAGTAGAAAAAGTCGCGAGCCTGCAGGGGGACGGCGGGTTATTCATTACGTTGACAACCCCGTCCAAATACCATCCCACCCGCACGGCCGGACGTCAGGTGCAGCTTAATGCCAATTGGGATAAACAGGCGTCGTCACCTAAAGATGCCCAGCGCTATCTGGTTGCGATATGGGCGAAAATACGTACCGCATTCAAAGACCGCAAGATCAACATCTATGGCGTGAGGGTGGTTGAACCACACCATGACGGTACACCACACTGGCATCTACTGCTGTTCACCACGCCCGTTCAGCAAGCAGCCGCGATTGAAATCATGCGCCGCTACGCACTGATGGAAGATGGAGATGAGCCGGGTGCCAGCCGTAACCGCTTTGATTGCAAACCTCTTAACCGTGGCGGCGCGGCCGCATACATTGCCAAGTACATCTCCAAGAATATTGACGGCTATGCTCTGGAAGGAGAAACCGACTTCGATAGCGGAAAACTCCTGACTGACACTGCCGCAGCAGTTACCGCCTGGGCATCGACCTGGCGCATTCCACAGTTTCATCCGATTGGCCTGCCCTCCGTCGGTGCATATCGGGAGTGCCGCCGCATCCGTGATATAAGCCTGGCTTGCAGCTTTGGTCAGCCCGTTGAAGACGTACGTCTTGCCGCTGATTGTGGTGACTATGCTGCCTATATCCTGGCACAGGGTGGCACCAACGTTTCTCGTACCCAACAAACGGTAAGGGTTGCGCGAAAGGCCAGCGGCAGATTTAACGCTTTTCAGGAAGAGCGGCTACAGGTGGTTGGCATCTATTCACCCCACCTGGGAGCAGAGCACTGTTATCTGACCCGCTCATCACGCTGGCGTATTTTGCGCCGGACATCGCAGGCTAATGTTCTGAAGGACAACAGCCAGGACACTGCGCCTCGGAGTTCTGTCATTAACTGTGGAAAATCTTATGTAATACCCGCCATTGAAAAATGCACAAGGGCGCCAGCCGGTTGGAGAAAAAGCAGTTTCGCATCGGCAGAAATAGCGGTTTATACCCTTACTCCCTCCACCAGCATTTCGGCAAGGAATAGGGAAAAAATGGCTTTAAATCAGACGATTAGTAGTTTTCCAGGGCAGACAGTATTGACGTGATCCTTTAATTAAATAATACTGTATATAAACACAGTATCGGAGGGGTGGCACGGTGGAAAACCTGAATAAACAACAATTAATACTTTCGAGGATACAGCTGATTGCGGATATTTCGCAGACGGCGCAATGTAATTCACAAGAGTTTCTAATCGTCATGTCGCTGATTTCTGAACTGGCACGCCAGGCGTTGCCTGAAAATCTTGAGGATGTCATCCCCTTTGATATGAACGAAACGGAGCCTCACTAACGCTTAACTGAACACGGGTCTTCTGGCGCTAAGCCTCTCCAGTTCGGATCTTCCGAATGCAGGCTAAGCGCGCCCCGTCACCCTCCTCCTTACCCTTTAAGACTCCCCCCTCTGTCTTCTCCGTTAAATCCTATCCTGAGCCTCTTCTGTTGTGTCACAAGGTTTACAACTGCGTTTCATTGCTGCCTCCCCTGGCATTGCGGACACTGGGAAAGCTCACCAGTCCATCCACTTCAATACGGGGAACCATGATGAAAATACATGCACAACAAGGGGATACCGTCGATTCGATGTGCTGGCGTTTTTATGGCCGCACCGCATCGGTGGTCGAAAAAGTCTACGACGCCAATAAAAACATCGCCGAACTGGGTCCACTGCTACCTCATGGAACCGCCGTCGATATGCCCGACATTGCCGAAGCCTCAGTTAAAGAATCCCTCAGATTATGGGACTGAGCACAGAACGCGTGACCTCAACCTGCGCCTATCTTATCGCCACTTTTTTGGCCTGGCTCGGCGGGCTCTCGCTGGAAGATATTGCTTTTCTGGTCGGGACTGCGGTGGGTGTCGGGACTTTCCT